AAGCATTAGCTGCCTAACCAGATTCATAACATTTAACTGTGGCGGGAGGAACTCTGGGGCAGCAGCCTGGCCCTCGGTCATGCGGAGCATATCCGCAAGCCTGCCTAACAGTCTGTTTTGCTCTGGTGCGCGTAGATCAGCCATTTACTTTGTCGCCTTGAGAATGAACAGACCGTTTGCCCACTTGTTTAGCAGAGGTCTTTTGTTTTCCTGTCATATCTGCAATCTCTACTTGCTCAGATACTTTTAAGCCCATAAAACCTTAAATCCGTATTAAGCGTAGAAAACTCACCCGCAATCCCTGTTGTGTCTAAATCCCCCGCTACTAGGTTCCTGTAATAGTCTCCGCAGAAGGGTGCATCCTGCGGGTTCGTGCGTGTCGTACCGTGTTCTGGCCTTCCTGTGGTCGCGCAGGTAAAGAATAACAACCCACCAGGCTTGAGCATCCGCACCATGTTTCTAAGCGTCTCTTGGTACGCAGGGTTATGCTCGAAACACTCGCAACTTAGAACTACATCGAAACTGTTATCAGGAAAGTCTAGGTCTTGCCCCGCACAAACTATGTCTACGCTTTCCCCTTCCCCTAGATCGCACCCCGCATAGTCGCAATCTGTGAAGAAGTCCCTAACAGTCCCGTTTATGTTTAGACTGCCTACTTCCAGCACCCTCTTGCCCGTGAAGAACGCGGGATGCTTTTCCTTTACCGCGGCAACAAAGTCTAGTTGTTCCCGATGACTCATCTACCATTTCGTCTTTAAGGCCCAAAACGCTGCGCTCATCTTGCCCTTGGCAATGTTAGCCGCGTGTCTGGCCTTAAATGACTTCCTGCGGGCCTTGTCTGCTTCTGACTCACCCTTCTTAGGTGGTGAGCCAGAAACGCCCTGTTGCCCGAAACGGATGGTTTTAACCTTATCGCCTTCTTTTGCTACAACAACATGGCTTTTAGTAGGATGGTTCGGAGTGCGTTTGGGTTTGTTATACCCCGCAACGCCTAGCCTCTCGAACAGTTTAGCTGCATCCCGTACCTTCATTTCTTCGCCCTGGCTCCAGCCATGTTTGCCACCAGGGAGGGGTAAGCACTGCCTGACTTTTTCGCAAAAGCCTTTGCCGCACGTTTCTGGTTTGGACTAAGTTCTTTCGGCTTACCTAATCCCTTGGGTCTGGGCTTTTCGTAGACTGGTTTCATTTGTACACGCTCCTGGCTAAGTTGTTGTCCGCACGCTTACGAATTAACTCCGCAATCTCAGGGTCGCCCTTTTGTTCCTCGGTCGGGAGGAATAGCGCCCGCTTTCTGTCTAGGCTCCCGTCTGGTTCTACGAGATAGTAGACCGCGATGCTGTTTCTCGTTACCCCCTCTGGGCAGGTTATGGGTTTTGGAAGTCCGTGCCATTGTCCCTTTGTCTCAAACAATACCGCACGATTGAACTTGCACCAGACCGACTCGGTAAACTGTTCTGGGTTCTCCCAGAATCCTAGTTCGCCGCCCCACTCTTGCTTCCAATTCGGGGTGAGATAGACGATTAGGTTTAGATACCTCTGGAGTTCTAGCTTGGGGTGAATGTCGTAGTCTAGGTGGACGTTTAACCGACCGCCCCGCGCATGACTGTGTAAGCCACCACCGTGCAGGCCATAATCTGCCCGTACACTTCCAAGTTCTGCACAAAACTCTGGGGCAAGTAGGTTAGAAATCGCTCTGTAAGTGGCTGGGCCAAATGCGTTCCAGTTGTTACAAGTCTTTTTAACCTCGATTGGATTGTTGTATTCATGCCAGACATCCGAGTTGAAATCTGGGAACTCCGCAGCGATCTCTTCCGCATTGGGAAAGAAGTTGTCTATAACAATCACTTATGTGTTTACAACCTTTATGTCTAAACAAACCCCCGCAGCTTCTTTGCCGTTTCTTTCTAAAATGTCCATTGCTTTGTGGAGGCTGGCCTCACACTTTTTTTTATTGGTAAACAGTTCATCTGCCTTCCAGAAAGCACACTCAGCCGCGCAGAAAAACACGACCGCGACCCAGAAACTCATTTCTTTTTCTCTGGTTTGCCTTTCATAGAACCTGTCTCTTTGACAAATTCCTTGGCAACCTTTTGCGGGATTCCGAGTTTCTGAGCCATTTTCCCGCTTGAAGCTGCGGCCTGCATAAACCTGTTCTGGGCTTTAGACACACTAGGCATTTTTACTCCTCTTCCCAAGCATCGCAGACGTTCTCTTTAGCGCACTTGAACTCGAACACACCGCAGAAAACCTCGTCTTTACCCAGGCCGCAGCCCTTTAGCTTCTCGCCGTACTCACAGTTCCCGCACTTCTTGGTTCCATCGCTTGGGCCATAGTTTGCGGTGAGAATAGCTTTCTGCTTGTTGCCCTTGTTGATGATCTCGTCTTCAGTAGCAAGCGGACACTCAGAATAATCACCATCTAAGAGAGCCTCGCCCTTCTTGCCCATTTCCTTACCTGGGCCGAGAAGACCGATCATAATTGTTGGGCCTTTCACTTCTTGCCCTTTTTGGCAGGCATCTTGCCCTTTTTAGGCATTTTTCCGTACATGGTTATCTCCAGTGACAATTACCCACCCCGAGTTTAACCCTTTTTGTAAAACTCCGCAATAGCCTCCTGCGCCCTCCTCAGTTGTAGCTCGTAGCGCTCGGTGGAAATCTTCAGCCTCTGGGCTATGGAGTGGGGCCGATGGTACGGGTACTGGATGTAAGTAGCCTTCAGGATGCCCCTTTGTATGGTTGGAAGGGTTCTGACTATGTTTTCTACCTGTTCCCCCGCAATAAAATCTGGCTCGTACCTGGGTTCTTCCCCCTCCCAAACCTCGGTACTCTGATAATTACCCTCTGCGGAGGCGGCTTGAGTCTGTACGGGAGGGCCAACAGGCCCATACGCGCACCAGAAAGCCCAGTTTCTCAGGAGGTCTTCTGTTTGTCGGGAAACCATGCCGCCGCGAGTTCTGGTCTGTTTTGGGAAATCCAGGGATACGCCTCGTCTCTCAGATACCGCCAGTCTCTTCCTGTCGTAGCCCCGCCGACATGGTGGACATACGCACGACTAATGTAGTTCCTGAGACCCTTTTGCCGCATATCTATGCACTGCACATCGTCCGAATAGTTGTTTAGCGGAGGGAAGTCTATCCAGGCATCTCGGTGTATATACGCCGCATAAGGCGCGATTACGTCCACCTCACAGATAAAGTTTTCAGAGTCATGCTTGTTTTGGTTGTTCTTATCGCCTTCGTGCCGGTAGCGAATGTTTTGCAAGCCCCTGGCAAAATCTGACCTACAAGCCACCCAGCCACGATTCTCCTCTGGAATTATGCTCAAGTCTTGCGTGAGGGTTTCCCAAAAAGTCGGGTTGAGAACCACATCATCGTTCAGAATCAGCAGGTCTTCGTGTTCCTGCATCGCAACATGGGCAGCAGCGTTATACGCATCCCCAAAGTTTTGGGCGGTATTAAGTAGGTTTATGGTTCTGTGCTTGGGTAGAACAATGTTGGAACCAGATAGGTAGACTGTCCAGAAGGTCGGCAGGTAGAAGGTTATGCTCGCGCAGAGAACCGGCAGGCACTTGCCTGAGGTAGTACAGATTACGACTGCGGACATTTTTCGTACTCCCCTACCCTGTGTCCTGCTTCAACCTTTAACAGTGGATTAGCCATAAGCGGCAGGTCACAGGTAAAAAACCGTAGCTTGTACTTCCACAACACATAAGAAAGGCTTATCTGGTCTTGCACCGACCATTTCTGATGCTCACCCCACCAGAAGGCGTTTAGATCGTCTCCCCAGTCCTTTGCTCTACAGATGACACCGGAGGCCCACAGACCCCAATCCGCAGGCATACCGCCCTTTTTATAGGCTTTGGCTTGGGCCATTATCGGTTCACCGTGATATTTCCGCATATCGTGAGACTCTTCTGCCTCGTCGTAGAGACAATTGCGCCAAGGATGCTTAAACATTGCCCAACGGTCTCTGGCCTGGTCAACCATGTATTCCGCAAAGAACCTGCTTGTAACCCGAATAGAGCCGTCTATCCAGATTGTGTGGTCGTAGCCAGGTGGAGGGTTTAGCTTGTAGAACCGCGACTCCATTCTGGGAGACTTCTGGCCTGTCGGTTCTGTAAATAACTTGAACTCGCAAGGAATAGACTGTTTGGGAAAGTCTTTTACGGGATCGTAATTCCCAAATATCGCGCTATAGACTAGGACGCGCATAGACGTATTCTTGCTTTGGGCCTTTTCCGGTGCGGTCTCGTTTCTCCCTGGTAAGTCTGCCGCGTTTACACATTGTATAAACCGCAATCTTTATGGTGCTTACTGGTAGCAGTAACGCCATTGAAATTTCATGCGCGGTTTTAGGTTCTATCAAAATTTCGGTAATTTTGTTATAAATCGTCATCGTTTCTCCAAAAAAAAGCCCCGTTCTTGGCGAGGCTTAACCCCTGTGGGGGGAGGGAGGAAACTAAGCATCGCCAGTATAGGTCGGATGGCAGCACGGCGCAAGATGCCCGTTAGGAGGCCACCACCCTTAAAAGCAGTATAACAGACTTATGAACAGTCAACAATCTTGTGTACCCAGCGGTTATTTTGCTTTCGCCAACCTATAACCCATATTTGCCAAGAGCATTTCCGAACTTCCGACAACAATTCTGCGCTTTCTATTTTCTTTACTCGGGTTGAGATGTTGCTGTAGCTGGTCGCCTGTACCGCCAGAACCCTCCCCGATCTTAGGGCTATCAGGTCTATGAACCCAAACAAGTCCTTCCGAATGTTCACGCCTGGTATCCACCGTTCCACTACTTCTACCGTCCAGCCCTCGTCCCGCAGAAACTTTAGTGTTAGTTGTGTTGGGCTTGCAGCCATGTCGCCTCTTAAAACAGGAGTTGCAAAATAGTTTGTTGGGTACAACCTTCATTTTTCCGCAACAGTCTGGGCATTTTTTGTATCTCACCTTACCTTTATCAGGTCGCGTTTCCACAGTTCCAGAATCGTCTTTTTCCAGGCATTTGTCCATAACTCTTCCCTCTCGTCTTTTGACATATCTTTGCCTTGATCTGTGTTTTGATGGCAGGACGCGCACAGAGCCGCCGTAAAGCAGTCGTGTGCCTTTAGCCCCATGCCCTTGCCCGACCATGCCCAGTTCGCGTGTGCGGCCTGTGTAGAGCCTTCTAGACCGCAGTGCTGGCATGGCAGGGAAGCCACCATTTTTAAGAGTTCTTTACTTCTGAACATCGGTATCAAACCATTCGTAGATTTCGTTTGTGATCTCAAGCATCAGCGCGTTTTCTATCTCTTGCGAACTAGGTTCGTCCGTATGCTTGTAGGCTCGAGCCAGACCGCGCTTGATACCGTTCTCTAGGCACATTTCGAGTAGGTGCATAAATTTAGGAGTCATGAGTTTTTCTCTCGCAGTTTGGCCTCAATAAATTCGACACCGGCCAAGCCAAGATCCTTAAACCACTGTTTTTCCTCATCAGAAAGCCCAACCCATTCACGCTTTGGCTCCCTTAGTGCTTGACGCAATGCTTGGATTGCAACAATGCTTTTGTACTCCCAAACATTAGGCTCAACTTCCACCATGGCATCTTCTAGCGTAGTCTGCATTAAAGCCTCCAACGCCTGCTCTGCTGCTTGTCGTAAGTTCATTTCTCACCCCTTATTTTCACGGCACACAATTCAGCCGCCATACTCCCAATCAAGTTTTGGTCAGCATTCAATGTCGTGTTTGTTTTGTACTGCTGCATAATTCCATCACACACCTTCGCACAAGCCTCACGCTCTCGGTCTACCGCCCAATTGACCAGCCTGTGTATAAACTCGTCAGCATCTAATCCCTGCGGGAGTGCTGCGACCAGCTCCCCGATCTCGTCTCTAGTCATAGCCGCATCTCCGAATAGTAAGCCTCCAGTTCTTCGTTTGCGGCATTTATCTCGCGGCGGCGCTGGTCTACCAACTCGCAGTGAATTTTAGAGCGCAGCCAGAAGTCGGTGACTTCCTCTTTCCCCGCATAAAGCCTGAACACAGGACTGTCGTCTACCCAATCTCGTACAAAAACCTTGTAACCCAATATGCTAACTATTTTCATGTTCCTCTCCGATTTAGTAGTCTTAGACACAACGCTTTACAACCACAATGCGGCTCAGCCTTCCAGTCTTTTACCTCGCCCCAATTTCTTTCCATCGCCTCCACCATCGACTTGCGGATTAACTTGCAGGATTCAGACATTGCAAGAGCCGTTCTGCACTCCGCACACCTGATGTCAAAGACCCCAGGAAAGCCCTCAGACCGACTATAACAGTCTGGGCAGGAAGATGCAACAGTCTCTGTCATATTTTCTCCGCGAAAACTTTTCTAAACGCGGCTATCTTCTCTGAGTTCGGTTGTGGTCTATAGGTTAACTGTTGTTGCTCGAAATACTTGGGAGACCTCGAGCAAAGATCCTTGAACTGTATAAGATTTGGTGCGCGTTCCGGCAAAATCGTAAGCGCGTATTTGATCTGGTCAATCGTAAATCCGCGCAACTCATCAGCCCAGGCTCCCTTTACCTCGTCTAGCGGCATACCGGAAAACTTTTTGTCCCATTCGGAACCGTAGACCACAAGCAATTTGTTCCACAAAGCGTCTATAGCCTTCAAGTTCATAGTATCTTCAACCTTTCCGATTTTTGACCAGGCTCGGGCCACTTGCGACCCGTCATTTCTTCCCACCGCTTGCGTTTAGCAAGTTCGTCTTTCTCCGCAAACGATAGAGCCTTATCAGACTGTTTGTCTTTTACCCACTCAGCCTTAAACCCTCGCCAACCTCGCAGCACACATTCCCGCAAAGTAGCCTCTAAAGACCACCCAGCCTTTTTTGCTTCTCGGTATATGCCATCAATTGCGGTCTGGGTTATTGCTGCTCTCACAGACTTTCTGTGCTGGCAAAAGTCTTTCCACAAGTCTTCAGGAATCCCCTGTGGACAACTAACCGCCTTTAGGCGCGTAATGTCTTTTATTGGTTCTTGGTTTATGGTTCTTGGTTTATGGTTAGCATTGCCTTCGGATTGCGTTTGCAATGCGTTCGCATGGGATTGGCTCCATCTGGCGTTTGCGGAGTCTGTTGCACTCTTAGACTTCTTGCGAAATGCCGCAATAACCTTGTCACATCCCCTGTGGATAAGTAAGCCACCATCCTGCTCGAAGAAGTCTTTAATCACATTTTCATACGCCCGCTTTTCTTCCGCAGTCCGAACGCAATGCGTTCGCATAAGCTGGTCGTGATCCGACTTTAGTGGGCCACCGTTGAGGTAGTAGGTGTCTATAAGTTGACGATAGATTCCATGCTCAAGCAACCCAAGATGTTGAGCATCCCTGCGATAGTCGCCAATGTTGAACTGATAGTAGTGCAAGCCAATCTCCTTCGGCGCTATCCCCTATCCGGTGGCATTCCGGCTGGTCAGCACCCTGACGGGTTTAAGATTCGGTCAGATAAGGGACAGCCCGAAAGGGACTGGCTATCTGCCCAGCTATGCGCCGCCACAGCGCAAAAAAAATTATAACACAAAAAATAGTTTAACTAAACAGGTTTGCCTCGGAAATAGGCCGTTTCGCCGATTACCTCTACCAATTCTGGCGGTAGTAACATTCCATCCTCGTCGAACGTCAGCACCGCAAACCCACTTGCCCAGGGAACAGGGTTGCCCTCAAGGTAGGCAAACTGCTCGCCATAAGGCTCCGCAAGCGTTCCGGTATCTACCCCATACCTTCTCCCGTTGTAATCCCCAAAAGGCGTAACCTGCAACTTATGTAGGTGTCCGGTCACAATATTTCGCCCTGATTTCAAAACATTGTTCCAAGTCGCGTGAATGCCGTTATGCCACCTGTGCTTGATAACAGTGTTGCCATTTACGTGCATCACATATCCGAGATGCCAGCCTGGGAAGTAGTCGAACAAGTCTGCACCAAAAGCCCCTTCAACCTCTGGGGCATTTATCTTCATATAACGCCACAGCCTGGTGTCGTGGTTGCCATACAGCCAGAATAAAGTCGCATTGTGTGCGGCCTTCTCGATCTCTCCGAGTCTGTCCTGACAAACCTCAAGTTCCTGTCGAACCGTGGGCGTGTCGTTTTTGTAAAGAGGGTCGTGGCGGCTTACTCTAGCCCCATCGAAAACATCCCCGTTTAAGACTACCGCGTGAGGCTTGAGCTGCTTGCACAACTTGATAAAGGCTTTGTGTGCTGTAGTAGCCTCTCCAGGCCAGTAGTGTGCGTCTGAGGCCACGAGGATCGTCTGTTTCTTTGCCTCGTAACTTATTTCATTTTTCCGAACATATGAAACAACAACGCTGTTCTGTTTTGCCGCATAACTCTCTAGTGTGATGCCTAGTCGGTGTTCCAGCCTGCGGCGGCGGTTGTAGACCACCTTTTCCGAGCAATCCAGTATTTCCGCAACCCGTGCCGGACTGCCTGTTTCGCGGAACAGTTGGATAAATTCCTGATCGGTACACTTGGCTTTCATTACAACTCCTTTGGGTCGAACCCCAGTTCTTTAGCCACCGCATGAGCCAGCTCGAGGAATCGCTCGTCGTGCTGATCCCAGTCTGGGTAGTTAGAGAGATGGAGTTTTTGGTGGATCATTTCGTGCGCCATCGTCCGCAGCAGGGTATCCAGATGCCCGTGCTTTGCGGTGGATATTGTGATGATGCCGCGCTCGTCGTACTCACCGAAATGGCTAGTCCAAGCACGGACGCGAAACTCTACCTCTTCAGAAGGCGGGAGTTTCCAGGCTTTTATCGGTGGCAGGCTTAATAGGAACTCATAACTTGCCACGCAAGCGGCGCGAGTTATCTTCACAAGGCGAACCTATCACAAAATGATTGCAAATCATAGACTTACCAATACAACCCCAATAGTTAAGAAAGTTTGACCGATACTGTTTGACATCTCCCAAAAAGACTGTTATATTTCTCTCACGGTCGATGTCTCCAGACCGGATGAAAAAGGAGAAAGTCATGGAAGACCTGCAATACCTTCACTACCAACAGCAACTAGAGGAGCAAGAGTATGAGGAATTTCTTGCGAATGGTGGGCTATTACCGCAGGTGCGGACACAGCCTCAAGACAGCAATCAAACTAGCATGGGAGAGAAAGAATGAGTTCAGAAATCGCAAGCCTCGCTAAAGCGATGGCAAAAGCATTTGCCGTGATTGAGTCCGCAAAGAAAGACAAGCAGAACCCGCACTTTAAGAGTTGGTACGCTGACCTGGCCTCTGTGGTCGAGGTCATAAAACCAGCCCTACAGCCTAACGGTTTGTGGTTCTCACAGATCAGCCACAACATTGCAGATCACGCGGCGATAGAAACAGTCATCATCCATGAGTCCGGCGAAACAATGTCTACAGGAATCGTCGCGGTTCCGGTATCCAAGCGTGACGCGCAAGGCTTTGGCTCTGCTCTCACCTACGCTCGGCGCTACTCTTTGTCGGCAGCGTTTGGGGTTTGCGGGGAAGATGACGATGGCAATGCAGCTACCAAAGCACCTCCAAAGCTGCAACAGACTCATCCAAAACGCGGGGCTTTAGAGGTTGCATTTAGGGCTGTGGATAGCATGGCAAGCCTGCAAGCATTGTGGGGCAACCTGAGTGCGGAAGACAAGAAGATTGCCGAAGACCTAAAAGATCAAGCCAAGGAGAGAGTCAAATGAACCAGGGAGAAATCGTTAACAATATGCGGCACATCCTCGGGCAGATCGAGGAACAGACGCGCTCAAGCCTGAACCTCGACACAAAGCGAATCCGTGAGTTGTGTACCGCAATTCAACAAGAGGCAGACTATTTGTCTGACTGGGCCTGGAAGAAAGAGGAAAGTATGCCGATGGAAGAGTGGAAGGCGATGTACTACAGACGAAAGGAGACGATATGAACTACTCAAACCGCGAAGAAGTGAAAGCCTACGTTGACAAGATGATTGGCAGTGATAGCCAGCACCTTGCAGACTGGATTGCCAGCGAACTTTATTATGCATACCAGCGCGGCAACTCAGAAGCCTGGTCTGGTTGTTTGACTGAGGTACACAAAACACTTAAGAAATTGGAGGCAGCATGAACGAATACTGGGACGGTGCTGGTGTCGCAATCTTTCTTGCGGCTCTCTTTCTTCTCCTTAACTTTCTGCCGGAGATGCTATGAAAACCTGCTGCGATGGGAATTGCGAACAAGGGCGAGACTGCCCATTTCGAGGAGCGATAACTATGAGTGAGGGAAACAAACAGTGGGCTTTGGGCTTAGTTGTGGGGATAACCCTAACCACCTTGATTGCCATAAGCATAAACAAGATGCAGGCAACCTCGCCTGCGGTGGATATGCCACGAGATGTTATAGAGGCATACAACATGGGGTTAAGAGATGCTCTAAAAACAAACCCACCGAGCATGGATTTGGAGCAAGTCTGTGTGAATATGTGGGCCAACAAACAATTTGTGAGGTGATTATGGCTGACTTACAGCGTATGGGAAAAGATAACGTAGAGTGTTTCACCGCAACGGTGAAATACACCGACGGTTATTTAGAAGTTCTTTTTGTTCCACGTTTCGGTAAGAAGCCTGGATGGGTTGGGCCTGGATTCTGGGAGCCTAATCTTCTCAGCACTTTGCCACCAAAGAAATACAACAACAAAGTTTACTCGCGTGAAGAGTTGATACAGGCCGGTGCTAAACCAAAGATGGAACACTTGTGGGTTCGATGAGGAGAAAGAGAATGACTAGGCAAGAAAACAGTTTACAAGGCACGGGGGAGTGGTTTAACGCCCGAACAGGGAAGTTGACTGCCTCGCGTATGCGGTCTGCGGTCAAGCGTCTTAAAAACGGGGAGGATAGCGCGGAGCGAAAGAATCTCAAGATCGAAATTCTCTGCGAGAGGATGACTGGCGACATCCTGGATAAGTTTGTCAGTACCGCGATGCAATGGGGAATAGAGAAGGAACCCGAGGCCAAGGCAGCGTATGAGGCCAAGACCGGACGCATCATCACCGATGTTGGGTTTATAGACCACCCGCGCATAGAGTTTTGCGGCGCATCACCGGACGGGTTTGTAGATGACGGGCTAATAGAGATTAAATGCCCAAATACCGCAACCCATGTCGGCTGGATTCTGGACGGAGGCATACCAGAGGAACATCGGGCGCAGATGACCCTGCAAGCCGCCGTAACGGGTCGTGGCTGGGTTGATTTCGTTTCCTATGACCCTCGTATGCCAGAACCGCAGCAACTGCTTGTAAGGCGTTTTTACCCCACTGCTGGGGAAATAGCAGAAATAGAGGCCGAAGCGGAGAAGTTTCTTGCGGAGGTAGATGGTTTGTTTGAAACAATAACCAGAAGGGAAATGACCGAATGAGTTACGATAACAATATGCGGGGAATAATTAGCAAAAATGATAAGAAAACCGAGGATAAGCACCCAGACATTCGCGGAAACTGCGAAATTGACGGTGTGGAGTATAAGATTTCTGGCTGGCTGAAGGAGAGGAAAGATGGCACAGGGAAGTTCTACAGCTTAGTCTTCCAGCCGCGGGAAAGTGTAGGAAATGCGCCAGTTAAGCCGCAGAAAAGTGCGCTAGACGGA